CTCAAGCATGGCATTACGCAGTAACCCACCGATCAAAGACAGAGTTCAAACCTTACAAGCACTCTTGGAGAACAGCAAAGGATGGGTGCGTTTGGCGATTCATGCCAGTTGCAGACGCTTAATCGAATGTTTAGAATTGCAAAGTTATGATGAAAAAAGTGGAGATCCAGACAAGCAGAATGGATATGATCACCTCAACGATGCGTTAGGTTACCTTGTGTATAGAGAATTTAATATTATTCATGCAAGGGCAGGCCGACGAACAGGAATTAGAATATATTAAAAGAAATGATATTATGAGGAAAAACCGTGTATAGCTCACTAAATATTTACAACCAACCTGTAACTTTAGCTCCTACAACGGTTGCCTCACCAAATGCTGCCTACCAAAGGATGGCAAATTTCTGGGGCTTGATTGAGGATTTGAAAGAAGGGACTTATAAAATACGCAGCGAACATAGAAAATATTTACAACAAGAACCAAGAGAGACTGATGATGCATACGATACGAGGCTGGCAAGATCTACGGTTGTTCCTTATTTGCAACGAATAGAAAAAATGCTTTCGGGCATGTTGGTGCGAAAGCCTGTCCGACTTGACGATGTTTCCGATCTTGTTCGAGAGCAGCTTTTTGATGTTGACCTTGAAGGCAACGATCTCAACGTTTGGCTCTATCAAACTGCAAGAACTGCAATTTCATTTGGCCACGTTGGTGTGCTTGTTGATGCACCAAAAGATGGAGAGAAAGCAAGACCTTATTGGGTTACTTATACACCAAGAGATATTCTTGGCTGGAGAACAGAAATAGTAGAGGGATCAAGGCAACTGACTCAACTAAGATTAATGGAACAAGTCGTGGAGGCTGATGGAAAATATGGTGAGAAATTAGTGAAACAGATTCGAGTTCTTGAGCTTGGACGTTATGAAATACATCGTAAGGATAAGAAAGGTGAATATAAATTATTTGATCAGGGCGAGATGAGCATAAAAGATAAGATTCCTTTTGCTGTTGCCTATTCAAATCGAGTTGGATATTACGAGTCTCGCAGCCCCTTATATGATATTGCAGAACTAAACCTTAAGCATTATCAAATACAAAGTGACCTTGATAATATTCTTCATATCAGTTCAGTTCCTTTGCTTGCGGTTTTTGGTTATCCAAACGCAGATGAGATAACAACAGGACCAAACGAAGCATTATCTTTACCTCCAGAATCAAGACTTGAATATGTTTCTCCATCTGGGGACAGTTACGACAGCCAGTTTAAAAGGCTTGGAGATATTAAAGATCAAATAAATACTTTGTCTCTTGCTGCTGTTCTTGGTCAAAAATTGGTCGGAGAAACTGCTGAGGCAAAACGGATCGACAGATCGCAGAACGACTCAACAATGATGGTTATTGCACAGCAGATGCAAGATTTAATTGATAACTGTCTTAAGTTTCACAGCGAATATCTAAACGAACCTAACGCTGGCAGTTCTTTTGTTAATAGAGACTTTGTAACCGCAAGGCTGGAGCCAGCAGAAATTGACAGCCTACTCAAAATATATGCTGCAAATGGCATCAGCCAAGAGAAACTTCTTGAGCAACTTGCAAGTGGAGAAATACTCGGAGATGATTTTGATATCGAAGAGGAATTAGAAAAAACGCAGTCGGGTGGGTTGATAGAGATGAACCCAGAAAGTGAAGCAGCTTAATAAATGGCAGTTCCAGAGGCTTTTTACAGAGAAGCTATAGATCTCAACAGATATAGCAACAAGGTGCAATTTCAAATTGCCACCCAATTTAATGAAGTTATCCTTGACGTTCTCAGGCAGATAAGAGATCTCGAAGGAAACAGCCCAGCAACAACTGCAAGACTTAGATCAATATTGGCTCAAATGGTGGATAGTCTTAAAGGCTGGGAGAACGAAAGTGCTGTCTATATGATTGATGAACTCCAAAACCTAGCTGAGTTTCAGGTTGGCTTTGTGCAAGATCAACTCCAACGAGTCCTTCCAAAAGGTGAGTTTCAAGTAAACACTGTTGCTGTTTCTCCTGACTTTGCAAAATCAGTTGTGACCAGAGATCCAACTGCTTTGACGATCCGTTTGCGTGACAAAGATGGAGTATTCAGAGCCGCTCAGTTTGCTTTGACTGCCAAAAGAGGATCGGATATATCACTGCCGAATGGAAAGACAGTCAAAAAAGCATTCAGAGGAATTGCCGATGATTCTGCTTCGAGACTTTCAAAAGCAATTAGGCTTGGTGTTTTAGAGGGAGAGTCTTTACCAAAAATAGTTGGGAGGCTTAAAGGTCCTAATCTAAGTTTTGTTGGTAAACCTAAAAATGCAATCGCTTTAAACTCTGCTTTGAAAGATTCAGAAGGTATGCTGTTGTCAAATAAGCAAATCCAGACTGTAGTTAGGACAACCGTTAATCAAGTGCAAAATGCTGCTAGTCAGGCAGTTTATTCAGCAAATGAAAATATCACAGGTAAATATCAATATGTTGCAACTCTTGATGCAAGAACAAGCTCTATTTGTCAAAGATTAGACGGTCAAATTTTTAAATATGATCAGGGTCCTATTCCTCCACAACATTTCAATTGCAGATCCACAACTGTTCCAGTGATAGATGATGATGATTTAGCTAAAGCCTATCCAGACACAAGACCTTCCGCAACTGGTCGTGTTCCGCAAGATACAAATTATGCAAATTGGTTAAAAGATAATCCTGATATCCAAGATAAGGTGTTGGGTAAAAAGAAAAGATATTTTAATTTTTTAATGAGTCCTAAAAGAGGAAAAAAACAACTTAATGCCACAAATGCTTTAAAAAAAATTATCCGAGAAGATGGATCAGAGTTATCATTGCAGCAACTAGCCAAAAAATATCCAAATGCCAATTAAAAAAGGAAAGTCTCAAAAAACAATTACTGGTAACATAAGAATGCTTATGAAAGAAGGCAAATCAAGATCACAGGCTGTTGCGATTGCTTTGAGTTCTGCTGGCAAATCTAAACCAGCCAAGAAACGCAAAAGGAGATAAGATATATTTAGTTGCATTTAAAATCATGCCTTCACACTACGGATCAATGAAACCAAAAGGAAAGAAAAAGAAAAAGAAAGGAGGCAAAAAGTAATGGGATATATTTTTAAAGTTCAAGGTGCAGTTGAAACCAAGTCAAAGGCTGAAAACTGCGAAGTAAAGCCAAAAGCCAAAAAATCAAAAAAGAAAGGTGACTAGACGCTTTAGAAAAGTTGCAAAGGATAAAAAAACTGGTGTTGCTAAGAAATATCTTAGTGGGGCCAAAAATAAAGCTGCAAAGGCAGCTGAAATTAAAAGAACCGCAGCAGCTTACAAGCGAGGAGAGTATATTGATATCGTAGCTGTACAAAAATCAAGGGTTGCTCAAGATGGCAGAAAGACCAAAAAGAAAACCACTAAGCGAAAGCGTTAAAAAAACTTTGAAAAAAAAAGCTGAGAAAAGCCGTTTTTCTTATACCCAACTAGCTGCTGTTTACCGCAGAGGTCAAGGAGCATATCTTGGAGGAGGATCAAGAAACGTGTCAATGGCAGCGTGGGCGATGGGAAGAGTTAATAGTTTTATAACAGGAAAAGGCGGTGCAAGAAAGGCTGATGCTGATTTGATGAGGAAAAAATGAAGAAAAAAGTGCTTACAACTCGTCAAAAAAATGCTTTAAAGCGTCATAAGTCAACTCATGGACATACAAAAGCACACATGGATGAGATGATTAAGGCCATGCTTGCTGGTAAAACATTCACTGAAGCTCACAAGCTTGCTATGAGGAAAAAAGGCAAATGACAATTAAAAGAGGTGGACATACTTTTGCTGGTGTTGATAAACCAATCCGTACTCCTAATCACAAGAGTGGAAAGTCTCATGCCGTTGTCATAAAACAAGGTGATGGCTTTAGATTAATCAGATTTGGAATGCAAGGAGCAAAAACAAAGCCTCCAAGAAAGGGTGAGTCAGAGGCAGATAAAGCTAAAAGACGGTCTTTCAAAGCTCGTCACGCTAAAAATATTGCAAAAGGTAAGACAAGTGCGGCTTATTGGGCTGACAAAGTAAAGTGGAGTTAGTATATTAATAATTATTAAGATTTTTTATGGCTGAAGAACCAATCAAACCAAATCCACC